AATCATGACCATAAAGTTCCATAAATTTCCGTAACCCTCCGTAAACTATAAAATACGCCACACACGTACCCCTAACATGTTACTCTGAAGAAGACTCTGCGCCCTAACATCCCACCCCATCTGGTCAACGCATATATCTTTAACCTGTCGCAGTGCCTTGTCGGTATTGATGCACGGTATGAACACCGAGCTGCCAACCACCATAGAAGGCCAATCGACTACAATACGTACCCCGTCAGGGTTCAGATCATCTAGTTTCAGTACCGTGTCAGTCACGTTCAGGCCGCATCATTATCTTACCGCCTACCATGTAGTACCGCCGTGCTACGTTATGTACAGTGCTAAGGTGCACTCTCATTTGACGAGCTATCGTAGGTCGCCTTATTCGGTCTTCTAATAGACTCAGTATCTGCCGCCGCTTCACGTCGCTTATTGGTGGACTTCGTTGCGCCTCATCTAGCAAGGGGCGCTCTACTTGCGGTTTTGTTTTAGCTACCTCTTGTGCGCGGATAGCGGCCATAAATGTTTTACTCATAATTACCCAATTTCGGATGGCGTAGGCCACGTAGTGCGGCTAATTAGCCGTTTGACTTCCAACCTGTCGCCCCCCACTGCGACTACTATTTGCTTTAGTGGGGTGCCTACAGACTGTAGTTGCCACACTTTTCGTTTCTGCTCGTGCGAAAAAATATCTGTTTCCACCTTGGCTAGTCGTGCGTCAAGGTAGCTATTCTGCATCTTTTCCTGTGCCTTTATCGCTTGCAGAAACATTGTCATATAGGTTGTCCTCTTCTTTTATGTCTGTTGGTGAGTCATCAAACGTATTACATGGAACGGCAATAACGCTGCTAGGCGGTAGTCTATAGTTGGTGCCTTTACCTAGTCGTATCTTCGTACGTTTAGCACCCAGTTTATTTACTAGGTCATCAATAAAAGATGAATAGTTTATCTGCTGCCGCCCACACCATGCTTTTAGTGGTGCAGGTACAAGGTAGGCTCGCTTTAGGTCTGTCTCGTATCGCGCTATCAACTTACCCCGTGGCAGTGCGTCAGGTATTACTATGCTGTCTAACCCGTTATTGCTCTGCTTACGCAAATCATCCGTGCTCTTAATCATCAAGATGTTACTGAAGTTGTCATTCATGTAGTCATTAAGTGTCTGTTCTACAGATACGCCCATATCGCTCACCGATTTCAAATTAGTTTTAAGTAGCTGAATTACCCAATCAGTTAGTTTTGGCACGTCGTAATCCACTAGCCCCAGTTCCTTAGCTATAATTGCTCCACTCATGGTGCAAGCAGCCCCCGCTGACCAGAACCTGTTTTCGGGAGTCAACCCTGCTGCCTTGTCTATCTCTAGCTGCGTGTCACGAACCAGCTTTTTCACTTTGACCAAGTTCTGCATGACGTACTGGATGTACACCACCCCTGCATGACCGTAATGACTGTCTAGCTGTTCCTCGAAGTGGTCAGTCATCTCCTTTTGTTTGGTCTCAGTAAATATCTGCTTCGCCCTAATCTCCATGATCCTCTGGGCTTCAGCTTTCGGCATAGCTTTGAACAGTGATATTTTTTCAATCGCACTCATATTACCTGTGGTAACAGCCAACAACTTCCACGGACTGCCCCGTTCCCGTTCTATGTTAGATCCGCTGCTCATACGCCCCCGCTGCTGACCACCTGATAGCTGGTAGGCTATATCACTCATTTCTTTTTCGGGGGTATTGGTAAGCTCGTCTATGTAAAACGGCAGGTTATGTAGCACCTCACCACGGTTCATCTTCATGGAAGTTGTGTCTTGATCGGTTAACATCAACGCTTTGAAGTGCCCCCATACCGAAGCACCTACCCTCATAGCTGCCGTTTTACCCGCACCGCCAGCTTTATCGTGCAGGTGTAAGGTAGAGCAATTCTGAGGCAAGAACTGCATTAGTGGGGAGCCGAAGGCCGTACACACTACGTACTGGTGCATCTCTAACCCTTCTTTGGTGGTGTAGAAATTTGCCATATCTTTCCACCCCTCCAACGTACCCTTCGGCTTGAAGTAGTGCATGATCGCAGCGGTTGGGGTGGTAGGCGGATTATGTGTGATCTTGTCGGGGCGTACCTCTTTACTACCCACAACGAATGCTTTGCAGTCGTCATCAGTCCAACCAAATTGCCGGTGTGCTGTATCTGCTGTGGCCGACGCCTGTAGTTCATTTACCCATGTAGTCATATATTGCATTAGGTCGTCCATCCTAGTCACTGCGACACCCTGCATTGCCATCTGTTTACGGAATTCATCGCGTGAAGTTACTGCCGTTAAAGGCATCGTAAACTCACGCACTCCGTCTCTTGGCAGGTGTAGCTTTGCTACGATCGACTCCCCGTCCTCCTTGTCATTTAGTCTGCGTGTTACATATAGATCATTGTGGTAGATGGCACGTTCATCAACCTCACCATCAACACTGGTGCTGCGAACGTACACACCACCGTTTATCCCTCTAAAGTAAGGTCGTGGGTAGGCTGGTATAACGTGTTCTGAGGAAACATCTTCACCCAAACCCTCCGCCATTTGTGTAGTTTCTATTAACGACAAATCTTCACTATAAGTGCCATCTTCACTTAATTCGGCTTCAGCAATCTTGCGGCCTAAAGTTATCGGTGACTTGATCTTGCCCCAATGAGGGCAGTCGGTACATATACCTGATTCGCTTTCGTCAAACGTCGTGCAGCGGTACGGCCCCTTAATCAGATCCAGCTTCTTGAGTGTAAGCTCTGGCGTATACTCAGGGTGCTTCTCCGATATTTTTTGTGCTGCTCTCTCACCGTCTTCGCAAAACTTGGCTATAGATAGCCCCGCTCTCCACATAGGTTCACTAGCTTCAGCTTGCCCGCTTACTATTCTAACCAACTGCTTACACCCTGCACCGCCCTGACTTTTTACAAGTATGTCTTTGAAGCTGTGCTTAATGTTACGCATCAATGCGTCACGTAGGCTTGCTGGCCCGTCCTCGCCTGTACGCTTTTGGGGAACTGGTATCGTGTCCATCCCCAGCTTACTGGCAAAGTAGTCGAAGTTAACTACGTCAGGCTTACTGTTGATTAGTTGAACTGGCGCAGGAGTCTCGGGCTTATGGTTGTGCGTACCCACTACACGCAATACCCGCGCTGTATCGGCTGGTACGGATGTATCTATATCAAAGTTGTGCTCACTGCACTTGCGCTTGAACTGCTCAGCTACCGGCTTCCACTGCTCTACTGCTACAGGTTCAGACAGCACCCAGTAGACATGTACACCGCGCCCAGAGTTAACCATAAGAGGTTTTGGCAAGTCTAACGCAGTACAAAAGGCTTGTAGCTCTTGCAGCGCCTCCGCTTGCGAAGCAAATTCTTTTTCTGGCCCACAGTCTAGGTCTAAGAAAAACGCCTTTATTTGCTTGGCGTCTTCCCCCTTGCGCGTACCTACTTTGTCGTAATTGCTTAGGGCGAAGTATATGTCCCAGCCATCAGAGTCGTAGTAATCAGCGGCTTCCGCAAGTTCGTCTACTGAATGAAAATATACTTGCCTGTGCCTGCCTTGCGTCAGACTGTTGCGAAATAAGACATACACCCCTTCGTAAGGCAGCACATGCCGTAAAAATTCTCTTGTATCCATGTTTGCACCCAATGCCGAGAGACACTATGGCAGGGATGTCGGCACACCCTCTTCGGTAAAACCTAGCCATAGTGGAGTTATTGCTAAAAGTTAGTCATCCCAACCTTCAACAATGGCACTCAGGTCATCGTCATCCGAGGGTGCAGGTGCGGATTTCTTCACGACCTTCTTGGGTTCCTCCACTGCTGGAGTATCTGGCTCATCGCCAAATTCATCATCCGAATCATCAGCAACGGGTTCCGCGCTGGTGCTGGTAGTATCACTAAACGGGTTATCAGGTTGAGCCACATAACCATCTACGACACCAAAAGGTGAACGTGACTGCATCGGCTTATAGTCAATTACCTGCACACCATTCAGACGTAGGCTTACCCCGTTTTCACGCATCGAATACGGTACAAAAGTGAATGCAAGGTTCACGACACTGCCAGTAGTTAACAGAAAGTCTTTCGGCAGTTCGTTGTTCTTCGCGTCCACTTGCAGTGGGGGCTTGGTTAGGTCAGTGCCGTAAGCGCCTTTTAGCTTGGCCTTACCGACGTAGTTACCGTCATCGTCCTTCTTGAACGGCAGCGGAAACTTGTCGGGCCAGCTTGCTTCTTTCTTAACGTCGTAAGCAGCTTTCATTGCCTTGAACAACGCTTTAGCTTTTGGCTCCGACATTACGAAGGACATCTCGTACGCTGCGCCATCGTCT